GCTCAACCTGCTTCGAGGGCGACTCTGGCCTTCTGTCTGTTATCCCTAGCGTACTGGTCAAAGACTACAACAAAGCCCTGCACGAGCTCACCCTTGTTAACGGTAGCCTGATCAAAGGCATCCCTGCCAGTGAGCCTGAGCGCTTCCGAGGCCCGCAGTTTCACGGTGGTTGGTGCGACGAGCTGGCGGCTTGGGACTATCTCCAAGAGGCTTGGGACATGATGCAATTTGGCCTGCGCCTTGGGAAAAAAGTCAGGCTGATCTGCACGACGACCCCGAAGCCCAAAGACCTGATCCTCGATCTGGTAGACCGCGACGATGTGGCGCTGGTGACCGCCTCAACCTACGAGAACCTCGACAACCTAGCGGACAACTTCAGGCGGCAGATCCTCCAGTACGAGGGGACGAGGCTCGGGCGGCAGGAAATCTATGCTGAACTGATTGACCCTGAGGAAGGCGGGATCGTCAAGCGTGACATGTTCCGTCTGTGGCCTGCGAATAAGCCATTCCCACGATTCGAGTACATCATCCAGAGCTATGACTGCGCCTACACTGAGAAGACTGTTAACGACCCGACAGCGAGTACGACTTGGGGCGTCTTTAAGCCTGAAGACGGCCCGATGTCTGTCATGCTCATCGATGCGTGGCAAGACCATCTTCAGTACCCGGATCTCCGTCCGAAGGTTATTGAAGAGTTCAAGGTGGCGTACGGCGCTGATCCCGAGGCTGAAGAGCGAGGAAACTTTACCGGCGGCAAGAAAGTTGACCTTGTACTTATCGAAGACAAGGCGGCAGGGATTTCCCTGATTCAGGATCTGCAGCGGGCGCATCTACCGGTGAGGGCGTACAACCCCGGCAAGGCTGACAAGATCCAGCGGCTGTCGATTGTGGCGAACATCATCGCTCATAAGCGGGTGTGGATACCTGAGAGCACGCAACGGAAGGGGTACGTGAGGGATTGGGCTGAGGGCTTTGTGAGCCAGATCTGCAGCTTCCCTGAATCGACGCATGATGATTTTGTAGACTCGTGTACGCAGGCTTTGAGATACTTGCGAGATGCTGGCTTCCTTGACATTGATCCCTACGTTCGGGAGGATGAGGAAGTTGAATACTACGGTCGGAAGAAGGGCAACCCTTACGCGGTGTGACTATGACTCGAAAATACAATCAGGGCGGTCTTGCCCCTTACGGCCTGCGTCACAGCGGCGAAGGTGTGAAGGGCAAAGGCTACTTCGGCCCGATGGCTGGGCGCGATGGCACGGTCACTGAGCTGTCCGCTGAAGACGAGTCTGGCGAGTTCCCGTTAGTGGTGCCGACGCTGACCGCTGAGGAGCTTGACCGCTTGTTGGCTGGTGGAGAGCCGACTCCAGAGATGTTAGACAAGGCGAGTTCATGGGCGGCAACCCGCAGGAAGCGCGGCGAGAGCCCGTTTGCATCACCGACTGAGGTGCGTATGCCCAGACCTAAAGCCGAAGGTGGCTCTGTGAGCCTGACCGACCTACCTGATGAAGTGAACCCCTCGAACTGGCGTGAGCACCTACAGAATAACGTGCTGGCTGATGCCCGTGCATTGCTGGGCGTCAAAGACGGTGGTGTGATCAACCTTGATGAGCTGATTGAGAAGTCGCTGAAGAAGAAGGATGGCGGCGTTATCAATCTGGACGAGCTGATCGCATGGACGATGGCGAAAGACGAGCACCGCAAGATGAAGGAGGGCGGGGCGGTCAAGATGGCTGATGGTGGTCAGACGTTCCCGCTGCAGCGCCCTGAAGAAGTGACTGACCTAAAGCCCCGCCCCAAAACCAAGCGCGACGAGTTGCTGGAGATGCTGAGCAAAGGTGTTGGCTCGGTGCATGAGTTCATGGCGAAGCCTTTTGGATATGAGAACCCACCGGGCGAGATGGTGTCTTCGTTGATTGGTTTACCCGGCGCCGCTAAGACGTTAGAGCGCATGGCGTATGGCGACCCGTTGACATCGGGTGCTGGCATGACCACGAACCTGCTGCCTGAGACGACTGAGGCGGCGTTCTTAGGGCTAGGTGCTGCGCCTACTGCGTTGAAGATGACGAAGAATCTGCCTGTTGGGATGTCGATAAAGCCGACAACGACAGACTTGCTGGACTTAGAGTTGGCAAACAAAATGAAAGCCAGTCCGACCGCTGTGGTGCCTGAGGCTAAGGCTGGCAAAGTCAAAGCGCCTGCAAACCCTGTTGGCTTTTACAACCCCGCTGAAAAGGCGGCGTTGAACCTACAGCGCAAGAAGGGGCCGGGCTCTGCGTTTATTAGCGATTTGAAGAAGCAGCCCGGTGTGACTGATGAGCGCATCGCTGAGCTAGGTCTGACTGATCTGGCGTCGAACCCTAACGTGACGCGAGAAGATGTGATCGCAGCGGTTGAGCAGAACCGCATTCCGTTACGCGAGACGGTGCGTGATGAGAGTTCGGGCGAGGCAATGTTCAGCCCTACCTCGCATCCTGACTACAACATGCCGGGTGGTGAGAACTACCGCGAGATCCGTGTTGGATTGCCATTAGAAAATAATCAAGAAATCAAAGTGGTTCCCCATCCAACCAAAAAAGGTTACGCGCTTCAATATCCGAGCGGTAGATTTGTTGGTAGAGCCGATGCCCCTGATAGGATTGGAACTACTGATCCTAATTTCGCAAATAATTGGACAAGTGTTGAGGCGGCTAAAGAATACGGTGTTCCATTCCACTCGTCCGCATTCATGCATCGAACCCACCACGGCGATGAGCCAAACGTCCTATTCCACTTGCGCGTAGCTAACCACGTTGACGAAGAAGGTAAACGTGGGCTGCTGATCGACGAGCTGCAGTCTGACTGGCATCAGGCTGGTAGAGAGAAGGGATATGGCGATAAATTAAGATTTGGGTATTCAATCGTTGAACAAGAGCCGGGGTTCTTTCTTTTAAAAAAAGAAGGCATGAGTATGCCTATGGCTTCTGGCACAAAAGAAGAAATAATGGATAGAGCGCGTCATTACAACGCCATTGAAAAAGGCGTCCCCGATGCCCCCTTTAAAGACAACTGGTATCAGGTTGGTCTAAAGCGTGCGATCAAAGAAGCTGTGGACACCGGCATGGATCGCGTGTACCTGACGACAGGTGCGCGGCAGGCTGATCGCTATGACTTGAGTAGGCAGTTGAGTAGCGTCTCATATCAGGATGGCGTGTTGCGTGGTTACGATAACTCAGGCGCAATGGTAGTACACAAATCAATGACGCCCGATGAATTGCCTAACTACGTCGGCAAAGACTTGGGCAAAAAGATGGTGGAGAGCGCCCAAAAAGATGCCGAGATTCGCAACAAGATAAGCGTTGCTCGATATGAAGGCAGGCCAGAAAGCGAAATCAACGATCTCAGAAGCCAACTTGATGGCGTGAAAACAGAATACGCTGGTGTTGATCTTAAAGTCGGCGGCGAAGGCATGAAGCAGTATTACGACAAGAATTACAAGAACTACCTTGAGAAGTATGCCAAGCAGCACGGCGGCAAGTTGGGTATGACAAATATATTGACGAAAAGCCCAAAAGATTTGGAAATTTACAAAAATTATTTGTCAAATACCTATGGGAAAGATTCCGAGGCATATAAATTGATGCTAGAAGAAATATCTGAACCCGTCTACTACATCGACCTGACTGACGCTATGCGCGAGTCTGCCAAAAAAGGGCAGTCCTACGCTTTCGGTGGCGGCGTATTTAACACTGATCCTGACATCACAGACGCTGGTCGGATCATTCCTGAGCACACAATTTAAAGGGAAGCATCATGCCTGAAATGCCTATCGACCCTGAGTTTGGTCGTTTCATAGCGGGGATCACAGAGACCGAAGACGGTGGCGCTCTGGTGGACATGGATGAAGACGAGATGGAAGTCGAAGAGCTGGAAGACGGCTCGGCGATTGTCCGTGAGGCTGAGTTCAAAGGCCCCGAAGAAGACGAAGAGTTTTACGAGAATCTCGCTGAAAGCATGAATGACCTCGATCTGCAGGTCTTAGCGAGTAAGTATCTTGACCTATTCGAGAAAGACAAAGAAGACCGCAAAGAGCGCGATAAGCAGTACGAGGATGGGTTGCGCAGGACTGGCTTGGGTAATGATGCGCCGGGTGGGGCGAACTTCCAAGGCGCATCAAGGGTTGTGCATCCTGTGATGGCTGAGGCGTGCGTAGACTTTGCAGCGCGGGCGATTAAAGAGTTGTTCCCACCAGACGGCCCCACCCGCACGAAGATTATTGGTGAGGTAACGCCTGAGAAGACTGACAGAGCTGAGCGCAAGCGCGACTACATGAACTGGCAGTTGACTGAGCAGATCGAAGAGTATCGGGACGAGCAGGAGCAGATGTTCACTCAGCTCCCGATGGGCGGCTCTCAGTACATGAAGATGTGGTACGACGAGCAGAAGAAGCGCCCATGCGCTGAGTTTGTGCCGATTGACAACATCCTGCTGCCGTTTGCTGCCTCGAACTTTTACACGGCGCAGCGTGCGACCGAGATGATGGACATCACGGAGTACGAGTTCCGTTCCCGTATTGATCGTGGGCTGTATAAGGACATTAGTCTGATTAGCGCAAGCCTTGACCCCGAGCCAACGGGGCCTGAGAAGGCGAATAACAAGATTGAGGGGCGTAAGCCGGGCGAGAATATTGATGGCGTGCGCCGTGTATATCACTGTTATACACATCTGGAGCTGGAAGACGACCCAAGGACGAAGGGCAAGATGGCTCCGTACATCCTGATGATTGATGAGTTGGACTCGGAAGTTGTTGGTTTGTACCGAAACTGGGAAGAAGGCGACGAATCGATGACGAAGTTGGATTGGATCGTCGAATTTAAGTTCATTCCTTGGCGTGGGGCGTATGCGATTGGCTTGCCGCACCTGATTGGTGGCATCTCTGCGGCTTTGACAGGCGCTTTGAGGGCGCTTTTAGACACTGCGCACATCAATAACTCGGCGACGATGATCAAATTGAAGGGGGCGAAGGTCTCTGGACAGTCGGATCAGATCGAAGTTACCGAAGTTAAGGAGATTGAAGCGGCTCCGGGCGTTGATGACATCCGCAAAGTAGCGATGCCGCTGCCATTTAACCCGCCTTCACCAGTGCTTTTTGAGCTTTTAGGCTGGTTGACGCAGGCGGCGAAGGGGGTAATTACCACTTCTGAGGAAAAAATCGCTGATGTGAGCTCACAAGCGCCGGTTGGAACGACTTTGGCGATGATTGAGCAGGGCGCATCGGTGTTTTCTGCGATTCATGCGCGGTTACATGAGTCTCAGAAGCGCGTTTTGATGATTTTGGGTCGGATTAACCGCTGGTATCTGGACGATCAGCAAAAAGGCGACGTTGTTGCCGACTTAGAGATCAGCCGAGAGGACTTTGAACGTAATTCGGACATCATTCCGGTGTCTGATCCGCACATTTTCAGCGAAAGCCAGCGCATGGCGCAGACCCAGATGGTCATTTCGCTGATGGATAAGTACCCGAACCTGTTTGATCCGCCTGCGGTTATCCAGCGGATTCTGAAGCAGGCCAAGATCCCTAACGTAAATGAGCTCATGCCTGCCTCTGCGAAGCCCGTAGAGGCCGCTGCAAGCGACGAAAACGCTGCGATGGCACTTGGTAAGCCTGCGTTCGCTTATCCCCGCCAAGACCACCTAGCGCACCTCCAAGCGCATTTGGATTTTGCGAAAGATCCGATCTTTGGCTCGAACCCATTGTTCGCTCAGAAGTTTATCCCTCAGGTGATTGAGCACGCCAAGCAGCACATGATGCTGTGGTACACAAACCAGATTAATCAATATGCAACAACTGGCACGAAGATTGATTTGCGTAAGTACGCTGATACGGATGCGCCGAAAGAGATTGACCGCACGATTGCTGTTGCTTCGCAACATGTAGCGATGGACAGCCAGCAGGTGTTTGAGCAGGTGATGCCTGTATTGCAACAGTTGAGCCAGCAGTTGCAGCAGATGACACAAGCTCAGGCTGAGATGCAGAAGCGGTTGTTGGCTGATCCGCAGGCTCAGGCGGTGCTGGAGTCTTCGCTGGCTGAGACGCAGCGTAGAGCGGCTAGGGATCAGGCTGACATCCAGTTGAAGAAGGATGAGCAACAGATTGACATTGCAAAGAATGCTGAGGACAACCTCACAAAAGAGCGTATTGCCACCGCAAAGATTAGCTTTGATGCGGATCGGCTGCGTAAGGAGCAGGAAGACACTGCTATCTCGCTGCAAGAAGCAGCACAACGTACTTTAGGGAGGCTGTAATGGCTACAACTGATAAGGATCAACAGTCAGAGCTGGTAAAGCAACACCAGCGTATGGCTGCGGGAGCATGGGTAACTGGCGACACGTACAAAGAGCAAGGCTCTGCGACGATGCCAGAAGCCAATAGCGACCACGGTAACTTCAGTAGTAAGGGCGTTGATAAGTCCAACGCATGAGGTATGTATCTGAGCTGATCGACGCGCTGAAAGATGAGCAATCCAAGATCCAGAGAAGCCTTGCACAAGGGCACGCTCCGACTTGGGAGGCGTACCAAAGGCTCGTCGGTAACCATCAAGGCTTGCAAGACGCCTTGGACATCATTAACAGTTTATTAAAGGAACCAGATGAAGATGAGTGAGCCGGTAGCTTTTGACCAAGCTGAAATCGAGTGGGCTTTCCCCACGGTTGATCCCGGTGCCAAACCTCTTGGAGCAAGAATCTTAGTTCAGTTACGCCGTGCCAAAAAGAAGGCAACGTCTGCGGGGATCATCCTAGTTGAAGAAACGAAGGAGACCGAGAAGTGGCAGAACATGGTGGCTAAGGTGATCGCTGTAGGCCCGTTGGCCTTCAAGAAGCGCGACACGATGGAGCCGTGGCCTGAGGGCT